GGTATTTTAACTATAAGCCAATTTGATAATAATGAAGTTATCTTAACACAAGATAATTTAAAAAAGCTATTAAAAGCTATTAATTATACGCATAGTTGTACGGAGTTAAAAGCAATTGAAGATTTAAAGGATTTCGCTTATAATAACTGCCAACTACACAACACAGAGCAATTAGATGAAATAATAGAACGCTTGTAATTACTTACAACGTTTAGTATATGAGGCGTTGCCCTCACAAACTTTGAAAAATGAACAGAATTATAAAATTAGTATAAACTTAAAAAAGACCACAGAGGCAATGCCTTATATACATTGTTATGTGGTGTTAATTATTATGGCAACAAAGACTGAAATAAAAAACGAAATGAATGATTGGTATGGTTTTGAATTAACTGACCAACAAGTTGATGAATTTTTAAATGAACATCCAGAAGCAATACATTTTGATACTGTTGAGCGTGAAACTTTTGCTGACTATATTGCTAAAAAAATAACGGGGATGTTATTTCCAATGAACGGTGATTCACAAGAATATAAACAAAAGTTTTATGCTGAAATGAAGGAAAATTCAAAACCAATGGGTTATATATGGAACCTGGACTAATGCCACATAACTACTATTATGTGTAATTCAAAAAATTGAACTAATGAAAAACTCAGTAAATAAAAGGCATTTAGACAAAATTGAAGAGTATGTTTACAAAGCAATGGTGAGAGATGATCTTGATATAGTGCAAGTTTTTGAACGTCTTGGAATATACGCAAACCTAAAAACAATTTCAGACTATGCTAAAGAAAATAAACTTTCTTATAACGGCGTAAAAAATCACAGAAAAATAATTAAATTATTTGGTTGCAAGTTTGTTTTAGATAACCAATAAATTATTTTGCTATCTTTACGATATGGATAACAACCAAATTGGGTGCCTGGCGGAATATAAGTTTGCAACTGCTGCAATGGAAGAAGGTTTTTTTGTTTCTTTTCCTTTATTACATACCTCAAGGTATGACTGCATAATTGAAACGCCTAAAGGATTGTTCAAAGTACAAATTAAATCAGTTCACAATTTCACAGATAGATCAAGAGTTTTTTTAAGAGATACAAAGAGAAAAAAATATAGTTTAAGGGATGTTGATTTTTTTGCTATTTATTACAGAGAGAAAGACGGATTCTTTATTTTAAAAAATGACGGCATAAAAAAATCAATTGAATTAACATCGCCTAAATATTCAAAATTTTTTAATAACTTTGCACAACTTTAACTGTTTTCAATTTTGTTTTCCCCTGGAAGAGCGTCGCAAATTAATGTGGCGCTTTTTTTTTATCTTTACAAAAATATTTATATTATGAAACTAAAAATCAAACAATCCATTTTAAGAGGCGGTCAAAGATTTAATGAGGGAGACGTTATAGAACTAAACGAAAAAACTGCTAAGAATTGGATTAAAAAAGGTTTAGGATCTAAAATAACTAAAAAGAAAGAAAAGCAAACCTTTGAAACCAAAGAACTAAAGGTTGAATATAAAGAAATAAAATCAGATGAGACAAATTAAAATTAATGCAACAACCGGAAATGAAATACTAACGGCGCAAAATGTTAAAGATTATGTTCGTATTGATACAAGTGCGGATGATAATTTAATTACTGCAATGATTTCTCAGGCTCGTATATGGTGCGAAAATTATATTTCAAGAGATATTGTTCCAAAAAATAGAACGTACTACCTAGACACAACAAACGGATTATTCGATTTACCTTTTGGGCCAATTGCTAGTGTTTCAGAGGTTACAATTAACGGAACGGCTACAACTGACTATGAAATTCTTGGTTTAGATAATGAAACTATTGAACTAGACGGAGGCTCTGCTGAAAAAGTTAAAATTACTTATGTAACATTAGGAATAAATGATTCTTTAGTAAAACAAGCGATGTTGCAACTTATATCGACGTATTACGACAATAGGGCGGATTTTACAATTGAGCAAAACGATGTTGCAGAAATACCAACATCAACAAGAAAAATTTTGACGTCTTACAAAACTATGTTTATTTAATGGATGCCGGAAAACTAGATTCTAAAATAACAATAAAACGATTAGTTAAATCGTCAGATGGTTTTGGTGGTTTTAATTCAACGCTTTCTGACGTTGCAACTATATGGTGTAATTTAAAACAGATTAGCGGAGATATAAGCGACAAACTAGGGAAAAGAACACAAGACGTTGAGGTTGAAATAATAATGCGTAAAAATACCGCAGATTTAATTCAGTTGGGAGATATATTTATTTTAGAGGGTGGATCCCAACAATATCGCATAAATGAAAAGTTTGAGTTTAATTTGGATTTTTATACTAAATTATTAGCAACAAAGTCTAAGTAAAATGAATATAAAAATCGACCAATCAGATTTGGCCCAACTTAAAAAAAAGTTAGACAATTTACGTTCCTTTGATAAAAAAACTTTAACAAATGAGTTAGGGAGGGCCGGTTTAGATATTGCTAGAATTGCTAATAAAGCAGCGCCAAGAAAATATGGTACATTAGGGCAATCAATAAGGTCAGAGAAAAAGGGCAAAACTGTGGAGGTAATAGCCGGAGCAAAATATGCGCCTTATGTAGAATTTGGAACTGGTGCTTTTGTAACTTTTGATGATATGCTTGAATTAGGAATACCGAAGAGTTACGCAGCACAATTCAAAGGCGCTAAGCCAGGTTATATGAAACCTCAGCCGTTTTTCTTTGGCTCTGCTAGAATTGGACTAAAAAAATTATTAATGCGCTTAAATGGCGAAATTAAAAAAGCAATAAAATAATATGTTAGAAGCAATTCATTATGTTAGAAAAGCAATTATTGCAAAATTAACCGGAAACGTTTTAATTAATAATGTTGCGGTGCCGGTTTATAATCGTATTCCAACTGATGCAACATACCCATTAATTAGAGTTTATTCGGTTTCAACAGACGAAACAGACCAAAATCAACAATCGTTTAACACCGAAACAATAACACGAATTGAATGTATTTCAAAATTCTATTCAGATGATGGCGGCCAATTAGATACAAATTTAATGGTTTCACAATGCTTAGAAAATGTAAGAACAAGATCAGCAAATTATATTGATATAACTGCAAACGGATTTAATGTTTATACAAGTGTAAACAATGGCGTTACTTACTTAGAAGATGATTTATCAGATTCAACTTATTTTAGAGGTGTAATTGAATTATCAAATAAAATTGAACAAATTAATCCGGTTGGAGGTTTACAAAGCGAATTACAAAACGAATTACAATCATAAAAAATTAAACTATGGCTAAAATAACTTTTTCAACAAAATCAGATAATCAAACTTCAGTATTACCTGAAATAAACAAGATAACTGCTGCTAATGTAAATGAAATTAAAAATTCTGTTAATGAATTATACGATTCGCAAGGTGGTTGGGTTGATTATGAGGATTCAGCAACTACGACAACGCCAATAAATTTAACGGCAAACGTTTGGACAGATTTAACAAATGACAAGGCCGGAAGCGGAACAATAACAACGTACAAGCCTAGCTTTGTAACTGGAGACTTATGGAACTCAGCATCTAACTCATTAGATTTTTCTGAAGTTGGGGCCGGTAGAGTGATGATTGTTAGAAACGATTTTGATATAACCGCCGGGGCATCAAATACAAGACTAGATGCTCGTTTATATTTTCCTGATACCGGAAAGTCAATTGAATTTATGCACGATAATATTGCAAATAATAATGATCTTGTAAGGTATTCGAGAACAACGCAATTATTTACGCATACAGATATTTTAACAAGTGGTTGTAAAATTCAAGTCAGAGTTGATAAGTCTGGAGCAACGGCAACTATTGAAAATTTCTTAATAACAGTTGTATCACATTTTTAAAACAAAGCAATGCGACAAATAAACAAAATTATAATTCATTGCAGCGCTACGCCTGAGGGTAGAAAAACAAGCGCCAAAGAAATAAAAAGTTGGCATTTAGAAAGAGGTTTTTCTGATATTGGTTATCATTATATTGTCCATTTAGACGGCTCAATTTCTTATGGTAGAAACATTGAGAAAATTGGCGCACATTCAAGAGGGCAAAATAAAATGTCAATAGGCGTTTGTTATATTGGAGGTTTAGATGAATCTTTAGACGCTAAAGATACTAGAACGCCACAACAAAAAGAAAGTCTTACAGACTTATTAAAAACACTAAAAAAATTGCATCCAAAAGCGGTTATTTATGGCCACAGAGATTTTAGCGAAAAGGCTTGTCCGAGTTTTGATGCGTTTGACGAATATAAATTTATTGAGTAATGCCAAAGAAAAAATTTAAAGACACTAAGGTTGGTCAGTTTATTTTAAAAAAAATACCTGGATTTGTTGGGGATATACTTCCGGAAAAAGGTGTTTTAGGAGTTGTTAAAAATTTAATTGATAACGAGCCAAGTATTTCGCCTGAACAAAAAAAGGAATTAAAAGACGAATTAATAGAGTTTTACAAACTAGAGGTTGCGGACAGAGATTCTGCTAGAAAACGAGAGGTTGAAAAGGCTAAATCAGGAGGCTTTGACTTTATGTTTAATTTAACAGGTGTTATTGGATTAGGCGCCTTTGCTTTTATTATTTATGCGATTGTGTATTTGCAAATTCCTGAATCTAACAAAGAGGTTTGGATTCATTTAATTGGTATTTGTGAAGGAATTGTATTATCTATTTTTGGCTACTTTTTTGGATCTGCCGTTAGAAAAAATAATTAAAAATCTATAATTTTAATTTTTGTATTTTTGTAAATATATAAAATTTTAAAATATAGATATGGCTTCAGATTTATACTATTCAGGCGAATTTCAAAAACTATCATTTGGCGACAAGGGTTTAAGAGTAATTGCTGCATCTGCTACATCGTTAGCGGGTGAAAACTTTTGCGCTATCCAAGCGCTAGAATCTTCAACAATTTCTTGTGATATTGATACAATTGGCGGTGATACTTCAATAACATCTTTGGCCTTGGGTGCCGGATCAATTATTTACGGAAATTTTGATGATGTTAGTGTGGCGAGTGGAAAGGTTGTTTGTTATTTAAGATAATTATTTTATGATAGGATTAGGATTAAAATTACAAGTAAATCCGGCAATCAATAATGTGATTGATAACTTGCTTACAGAATTAGAGGCAAGAGCAACCTATTATGAAAACGTTACTTGTACAAAGGCAACATTAGCCGAATTAGAAAACATAGAATAAGATGGCAGATAATTTATTAGATAAAGCGTCAATATTACTTACACCAACTGCTTATAATGATGGTAGTATGTTAAGTGTTAAGCCAGAGAATGGAGATGGAGATTTTACTTTTAGTAGAGGTTCTGCTGCAACTAGAGTTAATGCACAAGGTTTAGTAGAGAATGTACAGATAATCAGTAGTGAGTTAGTTTCAAATGGCAGTTTTACTAATGGCTCAACAGATTGGACTTTAGGTACTGGGTGGAGTATTGGAGAAGATAAGGTAGAAGCTGATGGAACTAGTGCTTTTTTAATACAAAGTGATTTTCAAAGTGTTGCTTCTGTAAAAAGCTATAAAATACAATATGAAGTATTATCTACAAATGGAGTAAATATTAGATTTGGTGGAGGTAGTTCAATGTTTGGAACACCTACACTAGATACTGCCACTATAGGAATAAAAACAATTTACCTACAAAGTAATGGAACTGTAAAAAACTTACAATTTCAAAACAACTTAGGTTTTGTTGGCTCTATAACAAACATCTCAGTTAAAGAAATAACAGACGATACAGATTTACCAAGAATAGACTACACAGATGGTTGTGGAAGTTGGTTGCTAGAGCCACAGAGTACGAA